CCCCTCGATGTATCCATCGTTCGCACCAGGAGCAGCCGCCTTCGAGTCGAGATAGTTGTCAGAGAGACTGCGATGCCGAGTCTGATGCTTACTGATCGTCGCCTTGCCGGGGTCTTTGAGAAGAACCTCGTCGGCGATATCCGCTACCAGGCTCTTGCTCTTGCCCTTGTCCTTGTCAGCACCACTCGCAGTCACGATCACGTCACTCATGCTTTTTCCTCCTAGAGGCTTCTGATACACCTAGCGAACAAGAGAGGACATTTCAGCATATTCGGACTCCGAGCGGAAATACCTAGCCCTCTACTATACTTTTACCAGAATGGACGTCTGATATAACACCTATTTCGAGATTTTCCTTTCTCTGTGGGTTCTTCTTCTTCAGCTCCTCAAGCTCTCTATTAAGTATGATGAGGATTTGTTCAACGTTACTCTCCGCTTCTATAGTATAGAAACGGAAATCATACGCATCATCTACCATTCGTAAAAGTGCTTTAGCCTTCGCCATCTTATATCTCCTCAACAGTAATTTCAAGAAAACGAATTTTCCTAGGTACTCTACTGGTTATGGGTAATATAAACCTCTCTCGCCCGTCTTTCCATTTACGACTAACTACCCGGAACCGAGTACCCTTCTTAAGTAATATCTCCTGTAGTCCTTTGAATGTAGCGAATTCTTCTGGAAACGCAACACCGTGTCGCTGTTTAATTATACGCAATAGAACGTTATCATCAGTTGAAGCTGCTTGATTTACTTTAAGAGTCCCTCGAATGAATCCTTCAGCAACATCCCTACTTTGTGAAGACGAAGCAATAGCCCTGAGAGTTATCTCTTTGGATGTGCTTATCTTCTTGAAATCCGCACTCGATAAATCTCGCAAACCCCTAAAGACCGGTCCCGATTTTCTCGGAGCGCGCCTTAAAGCAGATAGGAACGTATCAGCAATCTGCTTAATTTTCTTACTTACCCGTTCTCCAGCAGAAGAGGCTCTTATATCCCATGGCATATCTGAACCCCATATTTTCAATGCCTTTTTCTCAGATGCAGAAAGGCTTTCTATCCATTCTTTTTGAGTCCCTAACATTACTGGTTTCTTCTTCTTTGGCTTCTTTGGTTCAGCTGGTTCTGGTTTTGATACTTCTCTAGTTATCTCAATAGTATCCGCTTCCGGCAGCACTGGCACTATCGTGCATCGACAGTTCGGATGAAGCGGTGGATGCTGTACGTCGAACGGAGTAGAGAGTGTGGACTGCTTTCCGGTCTCAGCGTCCGTTCCCGCGACGCCCTCATCTACGCCTACGAACGGATCGTCAAGGCGAACGATTTTGCCATCCATCTCCTGACAAAAAGGACACGCTGCATCATCATCCGTTATGACCCATTCCTCGGCAGTAACCCCGGCCGTCCGATACCTCTGCTGCGCTCCCTCATTGAAGGCCCAGATGGTTCCAGTCCGTGCGAGCATAGATGCACGAGCGTCGTCGGACACAAGGCCAGACGTACGTAGGCGCTTGGCGATTTCCACAACAGTAACTCCACGAGTATATGAGATTCCGTCTAGACCAACTACCTTCCTGGTTTCTTTTGCAGCGCGTTCCAGGATTGTTTGGAGCCGTCTAGCCTTCGTTGCTGACTCCGCTTCCGCGGTCGTCTCTACCCACTTGTCGATGTCCTTGAAGTTCCCACGGATGAGGAACTCGTCGCCTTCTCCGATCACTACGGACATCGGAGTATCCGGTCCTGGTGATCCGATCTGCTTTCCTGCTGTTGGTTCAATGAACTCTTGATCCGCCCACTTATACCCAGCTAGGACCATACTATATGCGTATCGCTTCTTGAGAGTCTCCAATTCATGTGTCCACTTGGTCAGGAAGTGCCGTCGGAAGTCGTAGTGGATATCAGCATCCGCAAGGAATGCATCTACAGCCTCGCGCGTTTCCCTGCGGAGTAGTACTCTGAGAGCCCTCTGATACCCAGGACGCCAACGGTCAGCAGCCCTCGACCGGGAGAGCTGGACCTGATTAGCACGTCGGCGGGTGGTTCCAGTGAGTGCCATACTAGACTGATGCTCCTCTTGGCGCGCATCTCTCACAGAGCCATGCGATTATACGTTCTCCGTCCAGACTCATCACAGCATGCATGCTCTTCTTCATCTTGCGGCCTTGGCATCTAGAGCAAACGGCATACGCGCGGTCTAGATTTCCATCAGATGATCCAGATAGGTTTCCCTTGCTCATCCGCTCCCTCTCACGCGCGCGTTGACTTCCAACGCTCCGTCTAGCACTCCACCATCCCACTGCTCTACTCGTGCCGCGATCTCTTCCGCTATTGCCAGCACGTCCTTTGGGAAGCACTTTCCGCCGAAGCCAAGTTGCCCATCCGGGCCGGGAACTACCATATGAGTATCTCCGCAGCGAGGATCGAGAGCGAACCCCTCTGAGACCTGATCCCAGTGCCCATCTCCGACGATATCCCAATAGAGCTTGAACTCGTTGGCAAGAGCGACGCGACTCGCCAGGCAGCAGTTGACCCAGTACTTGATCAGCATCGCTCCGGCGGGAGTAGTATAGAAATACTGTGTAGCATCTCCAGGCCAGAGACGAGCAAGGAAGTTGAGAAGGTCTGGTTGATCCTGTCCGCACGCACCAACTATCATGAAACGTCCTGCATATGCATCAGCACTGGCGCTGGCTTCCATAAGAAACTCCGGCAGCGTTGCTATCCTTAGCGGGTAGATGCGCTGAAGCATCCGTACGTTACTCGGAGTGATCGTAGACCTCAGTACAACCAGACCTTCATATGGAATAGTGAGCAGTCTCCGCATAACTGTAAACACAGCGGATAGGTCTTGTCGTCTATCCGACGTTGTTGGAGTCGGAACACAAACGAATACGAGTGAGCATTTCCGCAGATCGGTATCTGTAGCCTTGAATCCCTTGGTGGGGTCTACGATAGCAACGTGCTCTCTTTCCTCGCTCCTCGCCAACACAGCATCCGTGAACGCCTTTCCGATTACTCCGTGTCCGAATACCGCGATCATTCCTCGTCTCCCTCACCCTCAGATTCAGACTCAGTACCAGTCTCAGTATCCTCTTCTGTACCGTCTTCGTTCTCTTCATCCTCATCGTCTTCTGTGATAATGGAGCCTTCCTCCTCTTCGTCTTCCGTTCCAGCTTCCGTCTCGGGAGGCTCTGGAGGCTCCTCGTTCGGATAGAATGGAGTCGAGCCCATTGGCAAGAGGCGCATCTTACCGTCTCGACCACCTACCGGCTCGGAACCTATGATCTCCAGATACTCATCTAGGGTAAGGCCGCCGCTGAGCCAGTCGGTGCGAGCGCGAGTATGCTTTTGATCCTGATCTTCCTGGAGCTCCGGGATACCTTCCGTTACAGGTTCGAACCAGAAGGCCGTATCACCTTCCGCATGGAGTAGCCCGAGACTGAATCCAGCAGCGACCTTGTCCGTAACGGCAATCATCTTTCCCTGGTAGAATGCGCGCTTTGCAGTCTCGTAGTTGGAATACGTGGAGCTTTCGATCCCGGACCGGAGATGGATGAGGATAGGTGGAACTTCATACGTCGCGCACATACGCGTCTCATTGAGTCCCGCGGTTCCCGGCCAGTCCATATCCGCGAGGGGGTTCGTCATGTTGAGACCTGCCCCGGGACCGCCGACGAACAGAGGGCTGCCGCGCTTGCCCTTCCCGATCCGATCTCGGACTACCATACGAATGATTCGCATCTGATCTTCGGTCCAAGATTCCTCTTGGGTAAAGACAGGGCCGGGCAGATGCATGTTTTCCAACAGCTCGATCATATAGTCCATCCGGGCCTCATCCAGCTGTGCATCCCGGAAGCATGCCTGCGTCGGTCCGGAGGGCTGGAGCGGATTCGATGGGCTGGGGTATCTGAAGATGATCATGTCTTCCGGCTTGATCTCGATCTTGTAGTCACCGTAGTCGATCTTGTAGACGAGTATCTCTCCCGCGCTGTCGGCCTTCTCTGTAACCCAGCTTGTCGGGAATGGCCAGAGCCCGTCCGGGAATCCGGCATTGTTCCGACTCTTCCAGACGTATGAGATACCCGTAAGCTCCAGATGCATAACGAGATTGAACATGAACTCTGTGTAAGACATGTCGGCATTCGGATGCTCGACGAGATTGAGCATTGGATGGTCCGGATGCTCCTCCTTCTCCCCTTTCTCATCATAGGATACTACGGTATATGGAAACACCGTTGAGGTATCCGCGATCTTCTTGACGCATGCGTAGATTACGGACAGGAACTCATACATCTCTTCCGCGTTAGCGTTTGTATACGAGTTCCATGGGGCCTCAGACGTTGAAGTACGCTGCTGACCGAGGGATTCCCAACCTCCCGTGGTCA